TCATTTTAACTAAACATCCCCCGAACAAAGCCGATTACTGCCATAACTACCGCCAAACACAAAGTCAACTTAACAACCTCTATCATGGCTTGAAACAAAAGATTCATGGCTTTACCTCCTTTTAATTGTCAAGTAATTGTAAACAGGGGCTGGCTGACTTGTTTTTTATTCATTCCCGTCGCCCCCTTATATTCTTTTATTGCCTTGGCTAATTCTTGTATCCCAGCTTCATACCCAGCTTGAAAATCTTCATTATCCGCCCTGTGTGGTTTGCTTAATTTCTCCGCTATTTGCTCAAGGGGGATAATAAGCAACAAGTTGGCGTTCATGTCAAATATAATTTCATGGTAACCGCCAGCAACTTCTTCTCGTTTTTGGATGTCCTCACGCCTTATTAAGTCTGTCATCTATTCACCCTCCCTTTAATTGTCAAGTAATTGTAAACAGGAAGCCGAGACAGCGCTTATTGGTTATTCACGCCAAGCCCTCAATTATCAGAAGGTCTCTTTTATGAACTCGGCTCCCCTTCACCAACGCTTTCGTTCGTTGGCTAGATCAAAATGGTAAACTTTCTCCAGCCTCATCCAAAGGAATCTCATCTTCCGCGCTTTCCTCCGGCAGATCAACCCCGACCTTCTGCCCGCTCTGTTTGAAAGTCTCTAAAATCTTGTGATATATTTCCTGGTCTTTCTTATCGATCTCGTCTTTAGCCTCAAACGTCATGGCGTAATACGAGAATTTCTCGCCGGTTTCCTTGTCCTCTTTCTTTTTCTCCACATAAGAAAGCACGGTCTTGACCGAAAACAATGGCTTCCGGGCCACCAGAAAAGACGAGATATACCTCTTGGCCGGGCCAAGCGAGCTGGGCGTGGATACGCTCATCACATAAGGCACGTTGGAACCTTCCAGCATAAGCAGAAATTCATAGGCAGGTTGACATGACAGCCTGTCTTTGTCGTCCTTTTCCGTGGCATACTGGCAGTCCTGGCATTTGCCATAAAGCGAGCCAGATACTCTGTCCAAAGACTTACATTCAGGGAAGCCGTCTTTGAATTTCGTCCGGGTCTTTATTCTGGTCAGCAGGACACATTCGATCTTGGGAGTCGCCATGTTTGTAACCTTGTTATCAAAGAGGCCGCGCTTGCCTGACACCTTGATTCTCGATATAACATAATCTTCCGCCGGGTCAAAATTTTCTAAGCCTGGGATTGGTTTATCGTTTATGTTCATTAAATCTTTATTCATTTTCTTCTTCTCCTTCTTCGTTTGTTTCGACTGTTTCGACGTGCTTTTCTTTTCCCATTTTTACCAAGTCATCAAAATTAGGAAACCATTTTTTCACCTCCTCTAAAATTTCAAGATTCAGTTTGGTCATCTTCTTATCAGCCACACAACGCTTATATACTCGATTGAATTGACCAACCTGTTTCTTGTGTTTCTCATCATAAAGATCAGGCCGCTCATAGCCATAAAGTTTAGTCAAATACGAGCTATATTCCACGCGCCAGTTTTTAGAAAATTTACAAGAATCCTCGTCAAACAAAATCTCTTGCTCTTTAGGCGGCGTTTCCTTGTTTTTGATATAAGCGGTCATTTGCTCAATATCGGCGCGGTAGGCATCCTCAAGCGACGAAGGGTTATATATCTCAAACTCTAACATTCTAAGGTCGTCCCGGCAGATATAAAGCAGTTTACCTTCCGGCTGGTCTTTAGCCTTCAAATAGTGAAACAGTTGCAAGGAATGTTTGTGATCCGCGCCTTGAGCCTCATACCTTTCAAACATGAACGAGGAACAGCTTTTGACCTCCATGATAACCTCGCTCAAGCCATCAGGGTATTTCTCAATAAAATGCTTGATTATGGCGCGCGTGGCTCTGTTGAAGAATTCGGGCAGCCCCAAAGCCTCAATCCTTTGTAACGCTTTTTCAGGGTCAATCTTGCCCCCGGCCATGAAATCCAACTTGCCGGTAACAGGCACTAATCCCTCATATTGATAGGAAAGCCAGTTAGCTTGACTAATGTATATCCCGGCACGCTTGAGAATAAGCCCCACGATCCACTCAAACAGGTTGCCAGCCTCAAATTTACGCAGAGAGCGCGCGTTTGGGGGATTAGTAGGCTTTACCGCAGTCATTTTGAGATAACGGTCAATAAATGCACCGCCCAACTCCCCGGCCCAGATATTATCCCTGACCTTCAATTCTCGCTCCGGCCTGCCTTGTTCGATTGCTTGGTTCCAGGTTTCAAATATTGACCATTTCATCTTTCACCTCCTCAAAATCCTGGCAATCTCCCCTCTTATTCTTGGTTTCGCAATACATGGTATATTCTTCTGTTGTGCCATTAACAAAGTTTATTTTACTCCCACTTGCCCGGCACTTCCAAAAAGCCCCGGAGCCTTCATCACTTTTGCAATGCCTGCAATTTACGCAATAAACTAAAACAGCCATGTTATCCCCCCTTTTTTATTTTGCTTAAAATAACAATATCTTCGCTCTGGTAAATCAGCTTAAACCCCTTGGCTGTCCATTTATCAACAAATTCTTTATTGGTCATTTCTTCACCTCCTTTGATTCTTTTATCGCTTTTTTCAACAGATCAAGAATCAGTTCATTAAAGGACATTTTGAGCCTGTGGGCCAGAGCCTTGCCTTCCTCCCTTTCCTTTTCCGACGTGAAACGCAAAACAAACGCAATCATTTGGACCATGTTTTTACCCTCCTTTCTTTGTGATTCTAACATTATACTACCATAGGATACGTTTTGTCAAGTAATATTTGACCTTTTGAGGAAAATACTTTTGAGGACAAAAAAACCCCCGAGCCGACAGCAAGCAGGCAATGGACCCTTAGCATTTAGCTAATGATTGGCGGTCTTGTCTCTTTGCTAATCGATACCCGGGAGCTTTTTAATTTACAACTTTCTTATTATAGAAATCGTGCTTTTTATTCTGAAGGCAGGAAATTATAGGGCATCCCTTTTCACACTCCCTGCCCCAGGTCTTTTTGCACCACTTCTTTAATAAGCTGTCTAGCTTCTTAGTCGTCTTTCGTGCCGTAGTATTTTTTCTGATCGTGATATTCGTCCTTTGTCTTCCATGCCGTGATCTTTGCCTGGATAAGATACGCCAGCCAGCGCATAGGCTTGGCCTTGGCCTTTCTTACCTTATAACATAGCCATTCCCAAATCCCTTTAACTAATTCCATTAGGAGCCTTTAATTCTTTTATGACTTTCTCCGCGAAAACAATTAACCTTTCCCGGATAGCCCTGCCAACAGCCTCATCTTTTTTTTGCACAGAGTCAATTATCTCGTCCACATGAGAGCTTAAATATTTCAGCACCGTATCACTAAGCAAAAGATTCTTGATTAGATAAACCGCCACCAGCGAAATTAAACCTGCGCCGATACCACCAGCAATCACTCCACCCCAGAATCCGCCAGCCACGCTACCAATTCCTGATAAATCCATTATTTCACCTCACTTTTTATTGTATATTGGTTATTTCTCTTTTTATTATAATCACCTTGCCGCCAATGCAATTTGATATGGCAAGAACAACAAAGTGTCATTAAATTATCCCCATTATTATTTTTATTATTACCATCTATATGATGTATGGCGATTCTTTTCATTGAATTACATTTCTGACAACGAATAGCTCTAAAACGACGACACCATCTACCTTCATGTTTTCCATGCTTATAACATGGGTTATCTTTGCCTCTTTGTTTACCAAATCTTTCTTTGCTCCATTTTGCCTTTTGCTCTACTGAATGTTCTTTGCCTCGCCATCCATGAGATTCAGGATTTACTTTGAATCGTAACTTTTGAGATTCAGCATGAGTTCTTTTTTTTATTCCCGCCTCATCTAAAACTCGTCGAATAACAAAACTATCACATTTATAAATCCCGCTCAGTTTCAAAGCACTATTGCTTTGATAGAGCCTTACAATCTCTCCCCTTGTCTTTTTATCAAACTTCCTTACCATATACATCACCTCATGTATATGATAACGCATTTACACTATGAAATCAATAAGTAAGACAAGGATCAATCCAATGGCCATTAACCCTTACTCCGTAATGTAAGTGGCCATTCCCTAAAACCCAAGTCCCTGTATTATCAGTTTCAGCGATAACTTCCCCTCGCTGAATTTCTTGGCCAACCCGAAACAATACTTTTTTCAAATGGTAATAAACCGTTTGAACGTCCCCCACGGAAGGATGATTTACTACAAGAATATTGCCAGCTCTTAGTCTTTTGCCCACATCAGCTATAATTCCATTATAAGGCGCATAAATAGGCGCGCCATTCGGACAGGGATAATCTACCCCTCCATGAAAACCCCATTTTCCAAATATCCATCGCCAGCCAAACGGCGAAGATATAAATTGATATTTTTTATCTAAAGGGAAATCAAATTTAAGCATTATTTCATCTCCTTAACTAACCGCCAGATGTTTGTTTGCAAATTATCCAGCTTGGCGGAAATGCTGCTTAAGTTCCTGTCCAAAGTTAGCTCTAACCTGTCCACATCCTCCTCAACCACCCTTACCGAAGCTACGCTGGCATACTTGTCATTTAACAATCCCTCAATTCTAAAATACACCCCAAGGATAATTCCAACAAAAACCAATAGCTTAACAACGTCCTGCAAAGTCCCGTTCTTAAAAATAGACAGCCATTCGTATTTGTCTTTAGTCATTTTATCCTGCCACGTTCTTTCGGTCTAATTCAATCCAATCACCAATCGCAGTTAAAAACAATAAAACAATAGAATCACCATTGCCTAAAGTAAAATCCTGGCCCTGATCTAAAAGCAAATTATAAGTTGTGCCATGCTGGATTGTAACCGTGTTTACATTGCTTGTTCCTATAAGAATTGCCACTTGACCATCAAATCCATTGGCTATTGTTGGAGTCGCAGTTAGTGTTACTGCCCCATCTCCAGCTAGGGGAATTGCACGGCTTCCAACTATAATAGTTGAATTAACAGTTAATGTTTGCGTTGGGGAAGGCAGGAATCCAACGGCGGCTTTTAATTGGCCTTGTATAACATCAAAATTCCACCGGGCATCAGCGCTATGGCTATCGGTAACCTGTATGTTGCGAAGCGGCTGGGGAAGTGTCTTACCATAAACAGGCAGGCTTAATAAGGCTATTAAAAATAAAATTAACCATTTCATTTTTATTGATAGCGAAGGTTTAATCTTTGCCCTGCAACTCCGCCGACACCTTCCATTCCCGTCTTGGTTAATAAAGCTCTGGCTAATGCCGACCTGCCAACTGGTTCTAAAACTGGTTTCACAAATTGGCTTGCTAAATGGGCTCCTTTAATGCCATATCCCCAAGCTGCTGGAACAGCTGCCAACGCACCCCCGAGCCCCTTTGAAACAGCCCCAGGAATATTGCCAGTCATTGCTTCTTCTCCGCCCATTGTAGTTGCTAATATAGCGGCTCTAATTGGATCAGTTGGCTTACCAAATTCTCTTGCTGTTCTTCCAGCCATCGCCTTTTGAGCTTGAACCGCTTGGCCGGCTTTTGCAGCAGCGCTGGTTATATCTTTGCCAGCGGCTTTACTTAAATTGGCTAATGTTTCTTTTTCTGGCTCGCTAATTGTGCCTTTGGCTACTTTAGTCAACCAAGCATTTATTTTTTTAACTGTTGGTCCTTTTTCCGCAAGGTCTAAACCAGCGTCAGATATGGTATCAACCAACTCCCCGTAGCGTAAATTATATTTCATATAATCAGGGGAAATATCTCTTAATTGTTGATTGATAGTATCTGCTGCTATTGCATATCCTTTATGAATTACATCTGTCCAATCAGCCGCTTTGCCATAATATTTTTTATTTAAGCCATAAAGGGTTTGTTTTAAGTTATGGGCTTCTTCAAACGTTAAAGATGGAACATATTTTTGTGTAGTAGCACTGTATCTTTTTACAGCCATATCGTCTATTTTATCGTAAAGCATTTTTAATGGTTCTGGAATATGCTCTAATCGCCGAATTGCCGCTTCATCAAATTGAGCTCCCTTTGCTGTTTTGGGAATTTTTATTAGTCCGTCATCAATTAATTCATTTACATATCTTGTAACCTGGGCTTTTACTAGGCTGGCGTTGATTGGTTGACCTCCAGCTTTTCCTGCCTGTTTAGCAACTTCCTTTTCTATTTCTGATCCGGCGGCTCCAACAGCTTTTTGAAGTTTTATCAATATTCCTTTACTCATTTTATATATTCTGCCACTAGGCAATTTAACTTCTTTTACAGCGCCACTTGTAATATCTTCTGGATGCTTCATTGCCCATTCAACAACTTCTTCTGGCACGCCGGCAAGCATATTAGCTAATTTAGGAACAGCTTTTAATAACTGCCCTTTACCAGCTCGCCATGCTATACCTACGCCTTTTTCAACATAGGGTCCAGCGGCACCACCAACCATTTCTAATCCCAAAGATGGCAAATAAACTCCTGGCTCTTTTACTCCCATTCCCACCCCTATCTGTTGTCTGGCGACTTCCCCTATACCTGATCCAGCTGCACCGCCAGCAACTGCCCCTACTGGAATACCAAAGCCTAATGTTGGGGCTCCAACCGCAGCCGCTCCAAGCGGCGCTCCAATTGAATAACCAAGCACAGGTAATAAATAACCAGCCATATCCGCTAAATCTCCCGCGTCTAATCCTCTTGGATCAACCCTTTTCCAGACGCCATTTTCATTTACAACCAATGTGCCATCTTCAGTCATTTTTGCTTCTGAGAAGGTTTCTTTCATTTTCTTTACAGCCGCAGGACGATCGGGATCAACTGAAAAACTTAATTTTAATCTATCCAAAAAACTAACCGGGCTTTCCGATATGGCTTGTTCTGGGGTATTTAATGAGGAGGCGTCAGTTATTTTATGTCCCATCTTACTTAAAAGGCGAGTTAAATTATAAGGCTTAACTTTTCCGGCTCTATTTTTAACTCGAATGATGGTTGTTTTAGGGTCATATTCAACCGGATCTAATCCTTGTTTCAAAAAAAACGATATTGCGTCAAAAGGTTTTTCTTTGCCTTCTACAAAAATGGGCATTTTTAGTCCTCCTTAAAAGAATTCTTCTTCAAATGAACGATTATAAACGTCCCTAACCGCATCGATATTATAACCAGCTTTTTCTAAAACATTTAATGTAGTTTTAACTTTTTTTCTATTGTCGGATATCTGCTTTTCTGCTTTTATAATCCACGTTCTAAAAGTATCTTTTTCACTAGGCATAATCGGCCTTAAATATGCCAATTCTTTTACCGAAGCTTGTGCGCCGGTAATTGCTTTTCTATATTGTTGAAATACTTCTTCTCCTCTCGTTCTCCAAACTTCATACTCCGGACCATATATATATTGCTTATAAGGCATTTTTCCTGCCAAAATTCCAGTAGGATATTTTTTTGCTTCATTTCTGCTAATAAATCTTCTAATTTATTTATGGTATTTGCCAAGCCAACCAAATCGTCTAATTGTGCTCCCGCTAATCTTTCACCGCCAGCTTCTCTTTCCGCCTTTACTGCTCTAGCTTTTTCAGTTCTTACTTCATATTTTTTTAGCAAGTCATCTTCTGGGGTTTTAATATCGAATCTCGCACCACCAACTGTTGCACCTTTGAATTCAACTTCCTTGCCAAACAATTTAGGCGACTGCGGTTCTCCTAACTTTTTAACATCCGTTTGAGATATTCCATATTTCTTTAATATTTCTTGGGTTGTAACCATAAGACTAGTTCCTCCCTTTTATCCCTATTTTATCCCTAAGTCTTTCTTAACTTGCTCTATTTCTGCTGGGGCCGCCCCCTTATCTTTTAATAATTTAATAATGGGATGTTCTACTTGTTGCGTCGCCCCAAAATCTAAGCCGCCAAACAACGGCGTCGGCGCTTTACGTTTCAAGTAAGTCCCTGTCGGAAATACTCCCGGCACAGCTGTTTCAGCCAAAAAGCCACCTTGTCCTTCGCCTACAAGATCGAAGTTAGATAATACATTTTCTCTTAATTTATAAATTTCCATCTGTTCTTTTGTGGTTGCAGTTGCTTCTGATATTGCTTTTTCCTTTGCTGCTTGAGCAACTTGCATTCCCGATAATCCCCCGGCCATCAAATCCCTGCCTGAGTCTGCAACGGGTTGCATACCGCCTATGAATCCGGCTTGCATTGATTCAGGGCTGACTAAAGCGCCTAAATTCATGCCGCCTTCTTGTGGAAATAATCCACCAGAAGTTAAGGCTTGAGCAAACATCCCAGTCAAAGCCGCGGTCAAATTGGCTCTTTGAGCCTTTTGCTGCGCCTTTTCAACCTCTTTCCTCATCTTTTCTGAACTGGCTAGATTTAATATCGTTGAACCGTAATCAGTAACCATAATAACCCCCTTGTTGCGATTGTGGATAAAATTGCTGTAATGGCGGAGTATATTGTGGCGGAGCCAATGCCTGCGCTAACGCTGATATGTCAGGAGCATATTGCTGGCTTGCCGCAGAAATATCAGCAATAGAACTTCTTTGAGGGGCTATAAGTTGCGCTATGCGACTTTGTTTCTCTGCTTCTTGTAACTGCTGGTTATATTCAGCTTGCTGAGATTGTTTTTCTTGTTGTCCTAATCCATACTTCAAAAGCGTTTGTCCGACAGGAGAATTTATTGCTCCGCCTACTTGAGATAAAAGTCCTGGGGTAGTAACTGTTTTTCCAAGATTACCAGTTGCTTCATAAACAGCAAGAGGATTGGCAACGTATTGACTGCCACCCAGTAAGGCTTTTCCTAACAAGTCTGCGCCAGTCATTGCACCACCGGCTAAAGTTCCTAGACCACTTCCTATTGCTCCGCCTACTGTCCCTAAACCGCTTCCTATCGCCCCTACGACAGGGGCAGCCGCGCTACCAATGGCTCCTAATGCTGCTACTACTGGTGGCATTATTTAACACCCTCCTTTAATTGTTTTTCAAAATATCCTAGAGTCATGTTATACCCAAAATCCTCCACAATTTTATTGAACAACAATGGCTTTTCGGCAAAGAACACTATCGCGTCAATTCCCTTTTGGTTAGCCTCCGATTCAATCATGCTCAACACCTTTGCCTTGTATTTAGGGTCAGGATTATAAACCGTCCAGATAACTCCCTCTTTGCGTTTCTTAATAGGATTAGTTTTCCAATCGCAAGTTAGAAACCCTTCATAATCACCCCATGTTAAAAAAAGCATATTGCCATTATTCAGTCGCTCTATAACTGATTCAAATAACTCTGTCGCACCAATAATATCATAGCCTATTCTGCCATAATACTTGTTGAACAATTCAAGTATTTTACCCTTGTTATTTTTCGATGTCTCTATATCCATCTTTTTTATAATCATTAAAAGGCTCTTATTCCACCTCTAGCTACGTGCGGTCCGTAAGCCATTCCTAGATATGGCTTATCACTTCCAACATTAGGAACCGCCCCCCAAGGCATTCCAGTGCTAGGGTCAAGTGTTGCTCCCCATCCTCCGCCACCTTCAGTAAAAACTGGCGAACCTGACCGTTTGCCAAACATTCTTTCGTAAGCTTCTGGGTCGGCCATATAAAGAGCTTGCTCATAAGCACTTCTAAATCCTGCTCTTTGGGCGGCTGATTCTGCTGGGTCTATTTCTCTGCCAGTCCTTATTCCCTCCATTCCTGGAAGTGTTGAACTAGGCAAATATCCTTCTGTTATCCAAGGCATCATCTGACTTATATAAGAAGTCGTTGGCCTGCCGCCATACTGTCCAGTCATAGCCGCTTCTGCTACCTGCGTCGGGAATGTTTTCTCGCCTCCAAATGTTCCAGTAAACGGTGCGGCTCTGAAAGGCAACTCCGCCTCATAAGCTGTGCCTGCCTGTGCCTGTCCTAACCCAAACTGCGCCCTAGCCTGCTGTGCTGGTTGCATTACTTCCCTAAGCAACGAAGCCCCTCTGCTACCTCTCATATAAGGGCTAATCTGGCTCATAACCTGCTCTGTGCCGCCTCTTATACCCGGAGCCAATGCCTGTTCCAAAGCACTATAACCTTTCTGCTGTGTAGCAGGGTCAAAGTAAGGATTAGTTATTCCTGGGATAGAAGTTGCACCGCCGCTTGAAACCGCTGACGCCCCTGGGTCTGTTACTTGAGGCATTGGAATCCTGCCTCCCTGTGTCGCTCTTTGATAATCTATCGCCGCTTGCCTTTGCATTGCCGGAGTCAATGTGCGTGGCTGGCTTGGCTGGAAAGCCTTAATCCCTCCTCCTTGTCTCGCTCTTTGTTGTTCCATTAAACGATCTAATGCTCTTTGTTGATTTTGCCAATCTGCTGGCATAGTGCCAGTTGTTTTAAGGGCATCTAGCAGCGTTGCTCCTCCTGTTATTACCATTTTATTTCCCTCCTGGTGTGTTATTTACGGTGTAGTTATACCGTATTGACCGAATTGATACCGCCCCGGCAGTCGCCTGCTGGGTAAACTTCAACTTAAACTCCTTGGCCGTTAAGCCAGGAGTAAAGTTAATATATTCCATTTTATCTGTTGTAGCGTTGTCATCTAAAGCTTTTCCATAAGTTTCACTTCCGCCTTTATCTATCGTTCCTACCTCTAAACTAACAACACTATTTGTTAGGGGATTATCTTTTCTAACCCCAAATTCTATAAAATTCAATTTCTTAGTCTTGGTTATATCGTTTTTGTTAAGGAAAAATTCTGCCGTAGCTACCGTAGTCGTTGACCCCGAAGTGTCCAGCGTGTAGACTTGGCCTGTGCCATATCCTAAATAAAGCCGAGGCTCTATTCCCCCCGATCTTCTGGTCATTAAAGTTGTAGCGTTTAGATTAGTCCAGCGATACCAGCTTCCCATTGCGTAATTTAACCCGTAAATATAGCTGTTTATTGATTCAGCATTCGGCACGGATATTAAATAAGTGTCTTTGGTAGGTAGAATCGTCGCCTGCGGCATTAAATCCGCTAAACCGCCGTAGTAATCCCTTGGGTCACGGTAATCAGAAAACTTCTTGGCTTGTTCTCTGATCTGCGCCGATAGAAGCATTGTCTGCAAGCCTTTCTGATGATAAATTCCTAACCCTGAAAAGAATATGAACGAATCGTCCATTGGGGGATAGGCTATTGACTTGGAACTGCCAAAAGTTATATCGTTTACCGTGGTAACATAGTCTATGCCTTTGCCGTCTAATACGTCCCCCGTAAAGCGGTAAAAGTGCATGGCGTCGGGGTCTTTGCCGCCTACAATTAAATAGCCGCCGGTTTTGGCTAATCCCACTATCCTGCCAGGAATATCAAATGTATTTAATGAAGGGTAATTCTCGGGAAAAAAGCGTTTGCTATAAACAACCGTGCTTCTATCGCTGTCTTCTGACGAGATTTCAAAATAAAGGTCATGTCCCGATTCAGCCGAGCCGGTTAGGGTTGTTAATAACCATTTAGGCTTGTTGCTTGAAGCATTAGAGCTTTCAAAAGTAACTATTTGCCCGCTGGTTTCGTTGCTGATTACCATGCCATAATTGATGTTTGTGTCAACATCCCAACTTGCTGATAAAGTTGTTACTTCCCAAGTTACATATCCTTCTACTGAAGTTATGGCTTCTGTTGACATAGCTACCACAGTATAATCATCTCCAGCCGTGGTGCCAGCTTTATTACAACCAGCTTGCGCCCAATTCACAACCGTATTATTTTTGTTCCAAGTCATAGCTTGAAGATTGTCCACCCTGACTATACGAGCTGCCGTGATCTCCCCAGTGCCAGCACCCGTCTTATACATACTATATTTAACGTTCGTCCAGGGTTGTGCTTCAGTAGTTAATCCATGATATTCTATTAAACTTTTAACAACTGCTTTGCGCACGTTTCCCCCAAGACTTCCGGCATAAATCTGCGTTGCCGACTTGTAATTCGTGGTCGGATTTGCCTCATCAATATAAGTATCAGGATAATCAACACTCAAATTATCAGTATAACTTGGTGTAATCTCAAATGTCGTATAGCCACTATTCCAGCTTCCATCAAATCCAGTTGAATTGGCTGTCCAATAAGACGTCCCTGTCGCAGATGAACCATGCTCTATCTGAAATGGCGTGGTATCGCTCGTCTGCCGTTCTATCGTGAAATAATAGGTGTTGCCAATCGTCACTGGTATAGAACCAAAGTCAAAAGAAACAGGACTAGGATTTACTGGTAAGCTGGCCATAGGATAAATAACTTCTGCCAGAGGCGCAGAGGCGGAAATCGAATCTTTTAATCTAACAACTAAATTCCCGGCAGGCGGATATTGGGATTGGAACGCCCCAGACATCCTAACTTTAATCCTGCTGATATTAGATGTAATTGCCTCAAAGCTTTGCGCTACGCCGTAATAGTCCCGCATGAGGTAGTATTCAGGACTTCCTTCAAGGTTTGGTCCAACATCTGTCGTAGCCGATATACTCACATATCCAGTTACAATATGCCCCGCAAACTCGGTAATATACCGGCTGTTATCCATATCGTTTGAACGCACAACAGATGTTGTAACTTCGGTTGTTCCTGGAAACTGCGAGGAAAATTCAAGCGTGGTTACCGAGCCAACGGTCTCTAAAGAAGTTATCTCAATCCAGTTAGTATTAGCATGGCTCGTGGAAGGCTTTATATACTGCCCTGCCTCTAAGCTGGCATTAGCAATAGCGTCGCAAGTAGCCACCGAGCTTCCAACAACGAACCTGACTGTGCCTGATATTTGCGTTTCATTGTCTTGGTTTTGCATGGGGAGCAAAACACTCTGCCCCGAAAGGAATTTTTTGTTCTTATCCCAGCCGTTGCACAAGTAAAGCCTCGCAACATCAGGGTCGGAATAAAGAATCCCTTCCCATGGAAAATCAGATAACCCAGCCTCTAAGGTTGTCCATATTGTGCCTGATGATTTGAATATCGTATCTGTTGTAGCTAAAATAACTAGGTCATCTCCGGCCGGACTGCGGTAATGAAACATTCCTCTGGTAGCTGTGCCGGGGTCATTGAGAAAAGTCGAAACTCCAGGCCTGACGGATAATGTGGTATATTTTGGGTCTTCTTCGGCTTTAGAGCCAATTATATAATTATCAAGCCGAGTAAAAGAAAGCTGCTCTTGATTATGGGTCGGAGTGATGGCATCAAGCCCTCTGCTGGCGATCCATACTTCTTCTATCTGCTGTGCCGGCAGAAACACACTAATCAATATCAAAAATATCTTGCCTAATAAACTAAACAATTAATGCCACCATTCGCTCCCGGTATCTAATTCAATTAAACCCATTGTCGCGTCTTCGTCTACACTAAAGTAATTGTTGTCCTTTACTTCCTCGATCATACCCATAGCCAGAGTCCAGTTGTCTTTCCATTGGTCTTTGTTATCCATCTTTTGCAGGATAGCCGTTGCAAGCAGAATAAAAGCGTCATCAAAGGTTTCGTCAAAAGGTATTCTGTCAGACTCCGAACCTGAAAAATCCCAAGGCGTCCTGAAGAATGTATAAGGGATAGAATACGCCGCGTCAGGCACTTTATGAACCCTAACTTTCCAATGGGTCTTGCCTTTTTCCGTAGGCAATAAAGATATGTTCGTAACTGCCGCTGAATTTGAAGTTACGGTTATTGTGCCAGTTGTAGTCTTTTTGGTTATTGAAATTACGCCATTCGCGTCATAGGTATTTGATGTATTGGCCGCAGTTGTGCCTGTCAGCGTTACGCTTTCCACTACCTCAACACCAGAAACCAAGCCTCTAACTCTTACTGTTTCTGTATCTGCCGTGCTAGAAACAACCGCCAACACCGAAGCTGCTGTTGGCTGTGCTGATACCCAAACCTTATACATGGGAACGATCATCTCCGGCTTGCCAGTATCGCTTGTATCAGGATTGGGATAATTCCTGTCAAACCATTGCTTACTGCGAACATCAAGCATTACGCCCCGATCTGACGAATCCGTTGAAAGGTTCTCGGTAAAATTCAAGCCGTATAAATACCTGTGGTCTAAATAGTAGAAATAAGTGTCAGCCACAAGCGTCAGCGTCGCGTCAGTCTTCAAGGCTATCAGCTTGGTCCTGCGGTAAATCTGCTTTAGGGCTTCTTCCATACCGTCCCGCATTTTATCCTGGTCGGCGGTTATGTCCGGGTCTAATCCTGTCCTTCTACCAAGCTGATTATATGCGTCCAATAAAATCATGTTTTATATCTCCCTTTTTCTAAGGATAGCTATTATAACCCCAAAGATAGCAAAGCTAACCACACAAATTAACAAATACGTCTTTATTATAAGGCCAAGAATAAAGCACCGCCTATCACGGTTGCCAGTAAATCCCAGCCGTCCCATTTGCCTCCGAACCTTTGGTCAAATTCCTCTTTGGCATAACCCACCAAAAGAGTGTTGAATAACGCCCCTTCCACGGTTGCCTTATGCTTCCAGGACAGCCCTGCAACCGTTGCACCGGCCAGGCTATGACCTATCTTGTCAGCTTGACCATCAAACCAGTCTTTAGGGTTAGCCAAAGTTGGCATTGCCAAAGCAATTAACAAAAATATAGTTACTAATCTTTTCATTTTTCAATAGTGATTTCTTTTGCCGGTTCCGCAAAACCTGTGCCATCATCCACAATCTTTATCATATCAAAAAGCCTTTTTGCTTCTGCTTCAATCGCATTCTGTGATGGCTTTGTTGCCCAAGTTGTTGTCGCTTCCTTGGAAATAGCTGGAAAAATGAATTTGATTAAATAGGGGGAATCCTTCCAAGCATTGTAAGTCTTTTCTGTTATTACCGTAATATTTTTTGCCATGCTATCTATTGCCAAAACATATCCCAAAACCAATCCTATTCCAATGAATACTGCTAAAATCTTTTTCATGTTTTTACCTCCTTAATTGACAACATATTGATAAATACCACCCCAACCAGCATTTCCAGCGTTCACGGCTTTGTAATAAATGGCTGCCGTAGTGGCGTTAATAGCCTTAACAGCACCTTCCTGAGTGTAATCATTAGAAGAAGCTGAACCTATAAGCGTAGGAGTTGAAGTGCAAGCAATAGGTAGTGTAAAAGCAAACGCAGTTGCTGTTGGCACTGCGGCTGTTGGGTCAATATCTACATTTATACAACAAGTAACAACATTTCCCACCCTGCTCCATGAGCTTGCATATAAAGTTGCTGCTGCCACATTAACATGACTTCCTGAAACTGCTACTGGCGTATAAACCCCGCTTGATACATTGGCAGGGATAACAACATTATCATTGCCGTCTTTTACAGCAAACTTCTTGGCTGACCGTACGTAGATTTCGCGCACCACATCATCAAGATTAGTTGGCAGTTCGCCTTTCTTGAAGAAACACTCGTCGTAGCGTGTTCCGGCTTCGGGTGAACTGGTTGCCGAATTAAAACCCCCCAACTGAAATAGCGATTGTGTAGTCCCAACCGTTGTGTCTGCGCCAGTTGCAACAAGGTTTCCGTTCACATATAACTTTTGCCTCACGCCCACTTCCCTCGCCATAATCACATGGTAGTAGCCAATAGCCGCCAGAGAGTAAGAAGTAGCGGCGTCAGTCGCTCCCCAAAGGTTTGAGGATAAAACACCAGCCGTAGATAGTTCCACCGAATAGCCGTGAGCCGCACCGTCAGAACTATTACTAAATAACGCCACTCTAGCCGCAGGAGTGTAATCAGGGATATACACCCACCCGCCAGTCATAAAATCGTCTGTATTAGCTGTGTTTGCAACATTAAAATCGGTGTCCGTGCTTTGTAAATACGTATTACCGCCTGACCAAACACAGTATTTGCTAACGCCCAAAACATCATTGCCTGCGGTTAATGCACCTGCCGCAACTGCCAATGATTTTGAGCCAACAATATCAACCTGTGCTTCGCTTGCGTCGCTGTCAATGTTCCAAACATAAAGCGTGGTAGTGTTGGGGAAGGTTGAGCCGAGCAGTTGCTGGTCTGATACAAAAATCGTGTTGCCTTTGATATATTCAGGCTGTCCGTGGCCAAGATCAACTGCTACGCCAGCGGTTATCAGAAACAATGAAGCAATCAACCCTAAAAATAAACCTGAAATCTTTTTCATATTATCCTCCTTTTAATTATCCGAACGCGAACATTCCCTCCAAACATCAACATCACTAAAATATGTCAGCTCGATGTAATCCCCTAATCCTCCTGTAAAACTTTGCCCTCCGGCTAACTGCAAGCCTGTTCCATCATCAAGCTTGATCGTATTGGTGTCGCTCTCAAACCACAACCTGACTATTTCACCGTTTGCCCCATCTGCTATTTGTGGATTAGCAGTTATATCAATTCCAGCCGCTTCGCCTGTTACCCTCATATTATGGGCTGTAACGGTTATCCCGCCGGCAGATGATACGCTGGTAATGGCTGATGGTGTGGCCTCAAAGCTGTTTCCAACTACCAAAGCATTGTTGATGGTTACCGTTGCCTGACCACCGGGTGTAAATGTCAAGCTCCCGGTATCGGTTGTAATTGTCGCACCACCGATATATTCCTGATTGCCTTGCAGCCTAAGATCACTCTCCCCGGTTATAATGCTTCCTACAACCAAATTGGTAGTGCCGATGTTTCCAGCCCCTATCGAACCAGTTGTGGTTATGTTGCCAGTCGTAAGGGTATTGCCAATTACCGTTGTTGCCCCAAACGAAGCCGTGCCGGTCGTAGTCAACGTCTGGCTTCCTAAATTGACCGCCTTATCCGCCCCGGTATAAGGAACGTAAGTGTCATCAGCCGTAAACTTTGATACTCCGCCGCCTATTTCAATGCCAGTCGCAAATACGCTAAATGCTAATATCAAACACAATAACCCTGCAATCAAATATCTTTTCATTTAATTCCTCCCTCTTAGTAAATCGCTATGACTAAGGCTGCGTTAATCGTCTCTCCCGAAGTTCCCTTGGCAGTCCAGGTAATACTTCCGAAATCGCAGTCGTCAAACGAAATTGACGATCCGACCACAGGAGAAACTTCAAATGTCTGTGTATTATAAGTAACCTCTAGCGTGTTAGTAGTGTCATAATTTATTATTGTGAACGCTTGGGTTCCTATCGGAAACGTAACTGTTGCATCAGCAGTCGTCAAAGCCGTTGGCCCTGATACATACAAATTTTTAGCCAATGTCGTTCCCGCAATACAAGGCATTCCAGCCAACCCTAAAACTATCATCAAAACCAGCAATCTTTTCATTCTAATAACCTCCTATATATTTTTCTGTTCCAGCCCATTGTTTTTGAGGAACATCATAAGCGTATTCCCGGCTTACCAATTTTCCTCGCTGTTTAACCATTTGATGCCTCCTTAATTTTAATCCCGTTATAGAGCATTGATAATAACGTCCAGCGAATTTGCCGTCCTTTGTAGGTCGTGCGCCTTCGGCAGAATAGTTGAATCCGTCATTATCATACTGGTTTAACGGGACATCGTTATAAGTCATAGTCAATGTTAAAATCTTCGGCAGCGTTGCGTCTGCGTTTACTGTGAAAGTAAACCTGACCTGCATAAACCTTTTGCGATTTTCTACTAAATAAGTAGAACCATTGCGTATATCAAACCATGTGGCTGAAGCTATCCCGGCTGACGTGTCCGCAGTTCTGGCTTCTCCTGAAATGCCATAGCCATCTTCCTCCGTCCAGGCTATCTTGTAATGCCGATTGCCGGATGTGGCATCATACCCCGCACTTGGCGAGGTTGCCGTGCCGGTAGTCTTCCCAGACGTTAAGCTGATACTGGTCGTGTTATCGGTAACATCAGATAACGTCCAGGTTGACCACGCATAGTCAGTTGGTATGACTATCTCTGCCATTTATTTCCTTTTAGGCTTCGGACCCCTTTTTTTAGGAGCTTCTTCAACTTCTTCTTCAGGCTTGTTATCATCTACTTCGTAAGACATATAAGTCATACCATCAAAAATCTTTTGGCCTTCTTCAATATCTTCTTTTTCCGCACCAAGATTTGCTATTGCGTCTTCAACTTTTTTGTTAGCAAACCATCTATATTTCTTAGCCATAAATTATATCCTCCTTAAAGGAAAGAGGGGCGGTTAAGCCCCCCTTATCAAAACATTAGGGACTAGGATCAAGGACTACCGTGCTACCATCCGTCTGCCCGTTATAATTCTCGACAAACGAATAATCCAGGTCTGCATCTGACGCGCCAAATGCTTCGGTAGAAGCACTATAACAAGTTACCCAGTTTCGGATAATTGCGTGGCCTCTGCCTGGAGTTGACTGCCAAGTGATTAAATAATCAGCAGGTCTAGCTCCAACGGCATTGCCAGCAAGAAACGAATTGTAGGCAATAACAATACCGTTCTGGGCTGTGCCTTCCTGTCGCATAGCCTTTCCGCCAGTATCAACTGATAGATCAAAGTGGTTGTCAATGATCTTCGTTCTTGCACCACCAAAAACTACGCAGGCTTCAATGGTATCTGGGCTAATGAATTGACACTCTGTAATTACGTTGTCAACTTCAGCAGCTGCCAAATTAACACCTTCAACCTTGTCTTTGTTGCCCAAATCAAACTTGCAATTTTTAATCATAACCCTACTAGCATCAACATCAATCATTTCAAATGTTGATGTCAAAGTGCCAGTATTGGAAAACGACAAGTTTTCGATCAGACAATCATCACCTGTAATATTGAACATATCAATATCTGCCGTAGCAGTTGTTATTAGAGAACAACCAGGTGTAGGTCCAAGACCAATGATAGAAACATCATCGGCGGAAAGCGTTACAGTAGACGTTAGTGTCTCTGTATGTCCCGGCATAACCAGAATAACATCTCCCTTGCTGGCAGTTACATGGTTTTCGATAGCATATTCAATGGTCGCAAATGGATAATCCGTGCTTAAACCATCATTGCTATCTGAACCAGTGGCACTACTAACAAAAAAGAATTTGCCGGTAGTCGTAATATTTCCCCCGCCAAGCACCGGCACGCCAAAGCTGGATACGCCGTTAGGAAAATTGGTCAGCTTGGCGTTAGCCACTCCAACCGCTAGGAGGAGTGCTAGTGCTATCAAAACAAATCTTTTCATTTTTACTCCTCCTTTATTAGACTCCTGGCGAGCCGTATGTTCCCGGCCAGTCAGCCCAGCCAGTAGCAAATCGGGTCGTGCAAGTAAACTTAGCGTCCTTGGTGTCGAAGTCGTCGTCATTCTCAAAGACAGGTTTCTGTCTCATGTAGAACTTCAACTCGTTACCCTCCGCCAGCAAGAACCATGCGTCTGTGTCGGTGAGATAATGATTGATCGTCCAAGACAAATCTAAATTTGTGATTGGGTTCTTATCATTATTGGCATTGCCCGGCTCATACTGAGACTCAAGCAATACCGAGGCTTCCCATCTTAGATTAGCAGGCACTAACAGCGTCTTGACAATTAACTGAACTGGGGAACCCGATGCTTCAGTCAAAGTCTCGATAGCTGTAATACCAGCTTCTAAGGAAGCTAAAGATAGATCAACCGGACTGGCTGGCTCATTAACGGCAGTTCCGCCTCTGGCCCAAGGATGAACCCTTGAGAAAAGCTCTATACCGTCCGGGCCAAGATAAGCCGCACCAGTTTGCCAGCCATTGTTGAACACATTGGCCGCACCTACTTCGGTTCTCTGCTTAATGGCTCGGCCAAGATATGCCGCCGCGCGCTTCATAATGCCATACAGATCGTCATCATACATTTCCCTGGAAACCCTAAAACCTTCTCCGTAGGTAATATGTGTATGATTCTTGTCGTAACCTTGGGTCAGGTCATTATAAGTAACCGATGTGCCTTCCGTTTTAACAGGCGCGATCGGCAGGCCTTCGATTGTCGTTGTAGTCTCATATTTCCTTTCAGAAGTTTCCACATTGAATATCTTTGTGTATTCATCGGGATACTGCTTATAAGATGCCGCAACTACTTCAGACAATCCTGGCGCAAGTAAATCTGAAAATCCACTTCTTAATGCTGTCATTTTATATTACACCTCCTTTATGCTGTCGTTCCAAAGATATGGACTGCGGGATTAAACATCACAAGCTGTTTCTGGTAAGCGCCTACTGCTGACGCTGAACCGTCCGGCTCAACACCAAATCCCACTACCTTGAAAACGTCATACGTGCTGGCCGCGGAATTAACATACATTCCGCCAGTCGTTGCCACTAGATCAAAGCAGCTTGCCTCAGAGCCAGTTGTGTATGGGTCAGCGAGCGCGCCGCTTACGCTTTGGCCCGAAAAAACTTGTTTCGGGTTGTCATAAACCAGAATCGGGTCGCCTACCGTTGCGCTTGCGCAAGAAGTTGCCGCTACACCTAAAATTCTATTCGCGGTAGTAGCAGTAGCAATGGAAACCCTTCCTGCTGATGTTAAATAAACCACATCGCCTTTAGCGATCGTTTCGCCAGCGGTTAGTGGCCATTCGTGAGCAATGGAAGATATGTCGCCCCAGTAATCCTGGACGACAGCAAATCCATTGGCTCTATCTGTATTAGCCATGTTTTACTCCTCCTTTTCTATTGTATCCATAACTTGCATGGCCTCGCGGCGGCTTCCGCCTGCCCCGGTAGCCTTTGCAAGTTTTCCTACACCAGCCCGATATTTATTGGTAACAGCCTCGGTTTTGTTTTTAACCTTGGCATTTAGGGCGTCTCGCTTCTTTATTGCCGTTTCTTTTCTCATACAACAAAGAATAACATCCATATACCTGATAAACGTCTGGTCTGGCGATTGGTCTATTGGAACTTCGATGCCTTTGAAATCGGGGTGGGTTCTGTCAACTACTACCCAGTCGCCTTTCCTGCCATGAGAAACTTTCTTCTCTAAACACCAGTGCTTCTCATATTGACCGGGCCAGTTCTTGACTTCGAACGGATCAACCACCACCGACGGCTCGGTAATCTCTAAAAATGGCTTATAGTTCTTTTCTGATACGGGAGCTGTTGAAGTAACAGGTAAATCTATTACATCAACAATTTTACTATCTTTTTTCGCTATCATGATATTTCATAACCTCCTGTTTTATTGGCACGTTGGATAGCCTTTATTACCCGGTCGTTAGATACCCCTAATTTGGTATTGATACGCTTCTGCTCGGCAGTCAATTCCATCGTCTCCCCCGCCGAAGCCTCGCTGCCACCAGGAGAACCTGTTGCCGTTGAAGCTGTCTGCGCTAACCTTTGTTGCGCCTTATCAACGATTTGCTGCTTCAACTTCGGCAGGCCGTTCTTTAACAGCCTTGCCTTGGCTAGTTCCCCTACCGTCATCATGCCTTTAGGAGTCCCTAATCCTGGATTGGCTTCGAGAATCTTTGCGGCTTCCCTAGAAAGCGGGCTGTCGTAATCTATAACATTTATGCCGTTTTGGTCTTTTACGATATTACCAGTCCCGTCTTTCTTGTAGAACTCTGGATATTCAGTCGCCACTTTCCCTAACGTCTCTGCGTCTGTTTGATACGCCTGCACGCCTTGAAATATCGCTGAAGCTGTTTCCCTTCTCTCAACTTCCAGCAACGTATTCAAAGCGTTGGTATCTCCAGCCGCCGCCGCCTCTAACAACTCCTGTCTCTGCTGAGGAGCTGGTTGTGCCTGCAGCCTGTAAATCTGACGCGTCTGAGGGTCAACTTCATACCCTTGAGTCCTAATACCAGCCACTATATTCTCTAACGCCTTTTCCGCCCGGTCTCTATCCCCTTGATACCTGCCAATCTTTTGGAGATTCTCATTTAACTCTGCCTCAGTATAGACTTTGCCGCCTATCTCAAAAGATTTTACCGCTCCCGCATCGGACACTGCCCCTTCTTTTCCAGACGCTTGTCCGCCCGCATCTGAAGTTTCCGCAGAAGTTTCCGCCGCTGACTCCGAAGTATCTCCGGCGTCTTTGGCTTCATTTCCTGCCTCTGTTGTTTGGTCGGCGTTAATGTCAGCTTTTGAATCAGAAGTAGTGTCCTGATCCTTGGCTGTGGTTTCAACGTCTTCCAAAGCTACTGAACCTGCCATTTCGTTTCCTCCTTTTTTATACGCGTTTCGACTTGGGCTTACTCCACTTGCCTTTAACTTTCTTCCAGCCAGCGTTCTTAACAGCCGCCCATGCCTGTTTGGAACAACTGGTCTGGTTAGCCGGCGTATCCTTCTGGCCGCTCATGCAGCTAGAATATACCGCCTCAAGCTGGTTATTTAGCCCTTTCGGGCCGTCTTTAACAACTGGCACATTTTCCTCCTGCTAGGCTTTCTTCTTAATAATAACGTCCTTCTTCTTGCCGCCCATCTTATTACCGGCATAAGCCAATGAATTGAAATATGTCCCTGCGCCTTTACCAGTCCTGTTGCCGCTCTGTTCCTTCTTTAATCCCACCGGGGAAGCTGCACTACCTCCATACTTCCGGTCCTTGGTCGCATTCATTACCACTACGCTTCACCTCCTTTTTCCTTATTTGCTTGATCCTCTAAATTGGCTCTAATGTCTTTAACATCTTCGTAAAAAGCGTCTATGGCGTGATACATGGCTTGATAACTCATGGCGTTCTTTAACCCTTGCTCCGTAGTTAATGGCGTGTCGGCTAATAAACGCAAATAATCAGTCTGCTTGTTCCTGAAATACTTCTTTAGCTCCCTCCAGCCGGAAGTTGATACCGTTGCCTCTATGGCTTCTATTTGTGCTTTGATGTCCACTAATACGACCTCCTGACGATTCCCGACCTTTGAGCGCGATCGGCAAGGGCTTCTTCTAAACCCCTGCGTTCAGAACTCCCTGATATAATGTCCCTTATCAAATCTTTTAGATTATATCTATTCAATTCGCCTTCCCAATCTCTAACGCCGTGTTGAAGCTCATGCACTAAACTTGGCAATACTTCCCTTGAAGGCATTTCTTGGCTCATCTGTATTCCTTCTTCTGGATGATACCTTGCATAATCACTTCTTTGAGAACCGCCCAACTGATCCATAAATTCTACTGGCATTAAACTCGATCCGATATATCGCTCGAATAACTTCTGGCTAAAAGGATTCTGTGCCAAAACTTCCATCAATAATTTAAGACCTTGCTGTTCCGTTCTAGGGTTCAATTCCGGGTATTCCCTATAACCAGAAATCGGGACAGGCTTTAATAATGGTGTTCTTACTGCCATTTACATCCCCAACCCTTGCATTCCCTGACCCGCGGCCTCGCCCAATATCGCCCCTTGTGTCGGTGGATTCTGCTGTGTCATGTTTACCGGCGGCATTCCCGGACCTTCTTGTGGTATCGGCTGACCGTCAGGCCCCATTGGCATTGGCGGTGGCGGAGCCAGCCTGAACGCCGCGTCTGGGTCGTCCTCTCCGAAATTAATCAACAACCGCTTCAACTGCTTATAGAAATCAGGTATAACAGGCTGGCCCGCGTCGTTTATCAAAGGCATCCCGGCATACTTCTCAAGTATCTCCATCTTCTGCATTTGCTGATGGCGCATGACTATCGAATCTTCCATGTAAGCTATCCCGATAGCCTCGACATCTATGCCGTCTGTGTATAACTGCTTGGGCGTAACCTCTACCCACTCCTGCGGAGCCATAACCTGCATTTCTCCTTGCGGAGTCTTTACCTTGACAGGTATCTTCCAGGACTTCTGCCTGTTCAAGACGTTCATAACATACGCCCTTTCCAACCATTCCTCAATCTGACCCTCTGAAACCCGTTTCAGTATCAGCTTGACTGACTTAATAGCTTCCTTCATCATCCCAGCCCACTCTGACGCGCTTGGTTGCGGAGTAACCTTCTCCCCAGCCAATATCCCCTTCATCCTGCTTGTCTGCACCAACTGTACAGCTATCTTGTCCAGCATACCTTCAGCTTGGGCCGCGTATTCCATCGGCGGCCTGTAAAACTGGATGATCTGGTCTATCGGCTTATCGGTCTCCTTTAGCTCTATGACGCCGTCCTTCCTTATCTTCAACTGCTCCGGCTTTTTGATATACCTCATGTTGACAGCCTTCATGCCGTATAACCCCATGGTGTTAGTATCTAAAGCCAATGTCCTTCTGGTGTTTATCTCTCTTAATATCTTTTCAACCAGTTCCAAATAACCCATACCCTCAACGCCAGGTTGTTTGAAGAACTGCGTGAATAAATAAGGTAATTGCCTGTAACTGGTCGGCTGCACCCTGATAACTTCTTCACGGTTGGCCATTGTTATAATACATAAAACCTTCTTGCCGTCCTCTATCTCAACCGGGATATGGTGGCCTTCCATCAGCTCTAAATTCCTGTCTAACTTGTAAATGTTTTTGTTAAAGTTATCCCCGTCTGTCTTTTCCTTTTCCTTCGTGCCTTGCAACTCAGGGTCGTTGGGATAGCTGGTCTTCTTGGCGTTCTCTAGGTTAGCGTAAAGTTTTACGTCGCCCTTGGATTGTTTCTCAACTTCGTCCCATGTCGAATCCATCAGCTCTATAACCCAATTAGCTTTATCCTGCCTGAAATACAGCTTGTTCAAATTAACAAACTTATATCCGGGGTGATCCTCAACTTCGATGTATTCCTCTATCTGCTGGCTGGGAAAGGTTTCAGTAACAGGCAGCATTTCGCCTTCTTCTGTTTCATACTGATATTCGATAACTTCTTCTTTGTCAGTAATCCTGATGTTTGGCTCATCGTCTATGGTCATGGTCGCCTTGGAAACAAACGTGCCTAGCTTAACTCCCTGCCGGTAAACGTCTTCCGCCTCCTGCTGATACCGCGTCTGCTTCATGTTCAGAGCTAATACCTGCTTAATATAATTTATCTGCTCATCTGTGATTGTAGACTTCTTGCCTTCCAAATCAAACGGCGGGTCAACCGGAAACAAAGTATCAACCATATAGCTAACCCAATCCTCAACAATATTAAAGCCGTCCGTGGTCATGACCTGCGCCAAAGTCAGCTTATCGCTTCCACCGGCGTCAGCTCGATACAGCCTGTCTATCCTATCGTAAATCTTGAATCGGGCTTCCCTGCTTGCCTTAACAGCTTCAAACCTGCCTAATAAAGCCTTCTTGGCCTTCTCTCTTAACTTAGGCGTCAGCTCTAACGTTCCAAACTGCATCTTGGGCGTAACTAACTGCTCAACCGGCTTGTTATCATCATTACCGCCTAACTCTTTAGATACCATGGTCTTTTCTTCTAAGTCGCTAACCATTTCAGACATTGTGTATGCTGTCCTCCTTCTCTACATAACCACTCTTGAAGCTGGCTTCTAAATAACTAAAATCCTTCTCGTCTTCGTTCTCCAGGTCAGGCTTTATCTTATTCCCTAAACTTACATACAGGCCCATTATCATGGAATCGGCGTTATCCGGGCTGGGCAAGCCGCGTTTCTTGTGTTTGGCCTTGTCTTCCAGCTTGAGCCTGCCCTTAGAGTCATATTCGTAACGCCTTGAAGCTAACTGATTATGCAATTCGGGGTTATCCGGCAGCTGGATGTCCTTTACCCTTTTAATTCGTTCGCACACGTTGTAATAAACTTCCGTGCCTTTGTTGGCGAAGTGTGATAGCTCGGGGCTTCCCCCAAAGTTAAACGGCAGTATCTCAAAATTATATCGCTCCTGCTTTTTCATCCTTGGGGCTTCCTCGTAAAGATGATCTAAAATACCAGCCCCGAACGTGCCTTCATCTACGATAACAACGTCCGGGTGAAACAACTCGATATATCTCAACGCCCTGCCTTCTGTATGCGTCGTAGGCTTTCCCTGATGTTCTACCTGTTTCATAACCCAGCCGCCTTGAATAAAGCTGAATACCGTTGTATCTTCGCCATACCTGGATGGGTCTATCGATAACACCTTGATTCCATCAACTGCGGTTGCGTTTACGGCTTCCCTGGCCTCATATAATGATAATAATGTATTCGTGCTGTGCTTGGGAAATATTCCTTCAACCCTGGCTTGGAACATCGGCGAGTCTTTACCCCATCTTTTTTCTTTGTCTTCTACCCAAGCCTTGCCAACCATTCCCGGTATAACTTCCTTACCAGCTAGATAGTTAGGCGATTCGTAACATGACCAGGTAAACGTCTTAAAACTAGGATCAGAAAACGCTCTGAAGAAATAACCTTCAGCCCTTAGGGGATTTCCAGCTAAGTAGAGCCTAGAGTTCTCTGCGGTCAGTATGCCTTCGATCTGCTCATAAATAGAATCCTCTACCGCATGGGCTTCTGTTACCAACACCAAGATATTCTTGCCCTTGAAACCCTGGAACTTACCTATCATCTGGTTTGTTTCCTTGGTGGTGAATCCGATAGCATACCAGTCTGGCGCTATCTTTATCTGCTTGGTAAGAAGCTCTCCGCCCAGCTCCGGCCTGTAATACTTGCTTATCTCACCCCAAATGATCTTTTCTACCTGCCTGTCGGTTGGCGCTGTGGTTATGACTATCGAAGAAGGATTATTGAATAAAAAGTCTAAAACTATCAACCCGCCCAGGAAGTCTTTACCCATTGAATGCCCTGAAGCTATGGCAACCCTTTTGTTGTTACGCATAGCCTCAAGAGCTTCTCTATGCTTGTCCCAAGCTAAAGTCTGAATCTGCAAAACCTTCTCGCAAAACCAGACTGAAGACTTTCTGGCGGCTTTGACCATCTTTAGTTTGTCAGCTTTGGATAGCATCGGCCTCCTGGACTATCGTTGTCCATACGAAGTTGTGGGTTACGTTGTGGTCTTGGTGATCTCTCCAGCCTGCGCAATTCTTCATGGCAAATATAATTCCAACGGTGTTACAGCCTTTCTTTACCAGACAGTCATGATAGTTTATTTCTTGGACAGCTTTTAGATGTTTTATGGCATAGGAGAAGTCTTGATTTTTATCGGCAAACTGCAAAAAATGCTCTGGGTAAAGCCCTAATTGAAGTGCTACTTTATGTCTATGGAGCATCATTCCTGACTTCTGGCATTGATCTGCTATCTTATGGACTTCTTTGGCTAACGCAGTTATCTTCTCATCTGTGTATTTAAGAGGCCGACCCATCTTAGGTTTGTCTATTACTTGCTCAACCATTCTACTGCACTCCCGGCCTTGTCAAGTCCATGGCGTTTACTTCTTTAATGCTTTCGGCTTTTAGTTTGATTATTAGCGCCCCTGCCGGGAACAATTCTTTCTTGGGCTTTTCTTTATGAATAACTAATTGCGTCCCTTCCAGTGCATCCCAATAAGATGTTAGCCAAATAAACTTACTAGACACTCATTAACTCCTGCCAGTAGGCCTCAACAAACCATTCTTCCCAAGTTAGTCCCATTAAAAGAAGACTTTCCCGGCCAAGCTGGCTTCGCTAACGTTCGTTTGGTTTAGGTTGTTAACCCGGACAGGCCAAAGCAACATAGAAACCGCGATATTACTGCAAAGATAAGATTCAACGCCTAAATAACCGCCTAGCATATTGTTGTTGCCTGGATAGATTGCCAAGCCAGCGTTTAGTGATTGATACTTATCCTCTGACTGCCAAAAGGATTTGTCTGCGGTTATGACCCCTGTTGCGTTTCCATTCAAACTGGTATAACCGATTGAACCTGAGAACTGGCCGATTAAACTGTCGTCAAAGCTAAGGCCGATAACCGGGATCGCTTCAACAAAACCGTAAAACATTCCTTTGGCCGGGATTGGTTTAACATATTTTTCTATGATGGTTTTTTCAATCGTGGTATTTTTGTATTCGACGGCGCGGGCTGTGGTTTCGTCCGGGGCAGTCCATTCAGTTACGGAGTTGATAGGCTTTCGATTCGAGGAACCACCGGCAAGTGCAACGGTTGCAAAAAGAAACAGAGCGAGGAACGAGGCGATTAACTTTAGCATTGTATTCCTCCTTGTTACTAGTGAGAGGACATTATTTCCTCCCTCATATATACAATGCTAACTTAGTCGGTAGTAATCAGGCAAATCGTCGCAGCTATCGTGCGGAGATCGGTAACGAGCGTGGGTTTCAACGATTTTGATAAATTTTATCATTGCGAACTTTCCACGCGTTATTAGGTAGCTTACGGTTTTTGGATTTTTAGTCGTTGTCTTGCATTTTTTGATAGCTATAATGCCTTCAGATATAAGATCACGAAAGTCTATATAAATACGATCGCCAACTAATCTAAGCGCAACTTTTTTTAATTTAGGTTTTAGCTTAGGCCATAACCTCTTAAATCTATTGATCCTCACTCACTTATGTCCTTTCAGCTTTCTCCATCTTCTCCACAAACTCTTTTATGACTTCTATGTTCTCCAATATCCTCTTGGCCTTCTTGTAGCCCATTCTTAATGGGAAATGCTCGCCTTTTGCTTCTTTCTTTGGCTTGTAATCCCCATGTTCCTGTTTTATAAGTCATTCAATCACTCCTAAAATATCCCTGCTATCTACCAAAACCTTGCCTTCTTCCAATTCCTTAGCCCCATATCTTAAATAAACCACCGTATCGCCGACCTTAAACTGCGGGTCTTTTACGCCTTTGGCTATCTGTAAGACTATCGCCCGATCAGGAAAGTATTGACGGACGAGTGGCGTGTGTGGAGCCAGGATAGCCAATATGACCCCTGAATCAGTCTTATGCTCTACTGCCATTGGTTCTATCAGCACGGTTTCGTGGAGCAGTTTATACATTCATCAATTCCTCAAAATATTTTAAGCTCCAAATGTCGCAATATAATACCCAATCATCTGGATTTGTTAAATATTTTTTGCAACATAAAGACTTAGAATATAAATCTATATTAAATTTATTATCTGGCCAATCATAATAAATTGATCTAAAATCTTTCCAAGAAGTTTTTTTATCTTCTTTTGGGTTAATAGTCCATGTGGTTTTATCAGTTAAATAGCTAAAATCAATTTTTTCCATTTTAATTATATCCTCCCGTCGCCATAGGAAACGGCCCGGTGTTGGCCGTGGTTATCCTGGGTTTGTTTTGAGCCTTGACACGCCTTTCAGCTTCTTCCCGTAATTCCTTATGCTTGGCCGCCATTTCTTCCATTTCCAAAGCATGAAGTTCGTGTTTAATTTTTTCCAGTTCCTCCAGCTTTGGATTGATCTCAAATAGCCTGATCCTAACATTTTCCGGCAGTTTTTCTAGCAGTTTCTTGTCCATTACTTACCTCCTTTCCCATCATTTGTAAGATTGCTTGGGTCAACCGTTCCGCTTCTAAACCACAAATATATTGTTCAACTTCAATGGGTTTTTCGTTGGGAGGCGCATGGAAACCAATTATTGTTGGGGTGTTTTCTATTACTTCTTTAATCATCTCCTCATCAATAACCCTACCCTTGCTTTTAATGTCTTCTAGGGCTTGGTTGTAGCCCCTATAATAATCGTCAGAAAACCTTGCCCAAACTGCTGTCCTTACATAATCCTCATCAATTGGCTCTATCTCACTTTCTTTTATAGCTATTAGTCTGTCTTCTTTAGTCATTTATTCACCTTGTCCTTTACTAAGTTTTGTTATTTAATCTTTTTTGCTGGAATTACTTTCAAGCCAGCCCAATTCATGTCAAGTTCCCATGACTTCCCGCAATCACAATTAAAGGGAGCGTGTCGATTTGCATTTAAGGCTACCTCAAAAGGGACATTCTCTAAGGTGTATTCTTCAAGAAGACAAGCTCCACTTTTACTTTGTGCGTCTAGTGTTACCCCACAGTTAGGGCAGTGAAAAATTATAGTATCGTATACTCCCATTTCACTCCTTCAAACTTTTAATTACTTGGCCTCAACTCTGGCGGCACTTTGTCCCGGATTTCCTCAACCATCTGTTTTGCTTTCCTCACGAAATACCCGGCCTTCGGGACAACGATCACCGATTGCAACAGCGTCCACAAAATCACCAGGCATAACCCGATTATAATCTTCCTCTCAAGACTGGCTATCATTTTTCCTCCTTTCCGCAAATCTCACACTCACAAGAAGCGT